CGCCCGCCACTGGTCCTTGTTGGACATGTCGATCCGGCTGATGGGAACCCGGACCGGGCCATGCCACCCGGCGCTGAGCACCCAATTCAGCGCGTCGCCCGGATAGTCCTCGGATAGCTGCTCGATGACCGCGTCCACGGCCTGGTCGCCGGACAGCGGCTGGTCGGCCGATTCCCACTTGCCGTTGGCCGCCTTGGTCGCGGCCGGTGTCGTTGGCTTGGGCGTGGTCGGTTTGGGCTGCGTCGGTTTGGCGGCCTGCGTCGGCCCTTGGCTCTGGTTGTGCTGCGACTCGGCCTGCGCACCGGCGTGCGCCGGTGTGGCGGTCGGTTGCCCGCCACCCCCCGCAGGAGGCTTGGCCGCCGCGCCGCCACCGCGCGACTCCAGCCAGCCCTCGCCGGACACCGGTACCTCGCCAGCCTCCTGCGGCAGTTCCGGTTGCTGCGCCGCCGGGAGACCGGTTGCCGGGTCGATCGCGCCTAGCGGCACGAAACCGCCACCGACCATGATGCCCGGGTCGGAGGTCAGCGGCAGCCCGTAGGGGTCCAAGCCCAGCTCAAGCCTGGCCTCGTCGTGGGTCATCAGCCCGTTGTTCACGCGCTGTGTGAGGATGGCCGTCAGCGCGGCCTCGTCCTCGCCCTCCTCCAGCCCCTCCCATCTGAACTCCATGTCCTCTTGGCCGCAGATCTCCTGCAGCACCACGTCGAAGATGGAGATCTTCAGGAAATTCAGCAACGGGCGCAGCGACTTGCGCTGGTTGATCTGCTGGCTGGCCTTGGCCATCTGGTTGGCCGCGCCGGGGGATTGGCTGTTGCTGACCTTGGGACTGATGCCCAGCTCCATCGGCATCACGTCGAAGCCCATGCAGACCTGAACCGCGATGACCTCGTCGAACTGGTCGGTAAGCTCGGTGTTGTGCATCGGATCGACCCGGCTGCCGCCGGGCAGCACGATGATCTTGTGCTTCCACGCCGGGTCGCCCGCAATGCCGTTCAGTGCCTCTTGCAGCTCGCGTACCTGGTTGGCGGTCATCGACGCGTCGCCTGGCGAGACGAACACCGACGGTACGGTGCCCTCCTGGTAGAAATCGGCCTGCCACTTCTGCCGCGCCAGCGACGCCATGATCGGCACGATGCAGCGTTCAGCCGGTGCCTGCCCGTAGGGCGTCCAGTTCCTTGGGTTCATCGGCATGTACATCAGCTGGTCGGCCCGGTACTCGGCGGCCGGGCCGCCCATCTCGTCCAGGTCGCTGCCGTTGATCACGGTCAGCAAGTCCGAGCGCGGCGCGCCGTACAGGTATTGCTGGTAGGCCGGTGATGGTGGTCTCGGAATGCCGCCGTGCAGGTCGATCAGCGGCCTGATGGTCGCGCCGTCTATCAGTACCAGAGCACCGAGGTCTGACCCGAGCAGCCCCTTACCCCTGCCGCGCGTCGGCTGCAGGTAGATCGACAGCGCGTCGACGACGAAGATGTCTTCAAGTACCGCGTCCAGCCAAGAAGAGAAATCGTGGAACCGGTCCGGGTCCGGGCGGCTGAAGAACTTCAGCGCCTCGGCCTTACGCTTGGCAAAGTCCGAGTGGGCGTCCCTGTCGCCCCGCATGCTCTTGCTGGCGTCGTCGGTCGGCGAGATGTCCCACCCAAGCGACCGGATCTCGGCCTTACGGAGCTGGATGCACGCGCGGGCGATGCTGGAGTAATCGGCCAGCAGGCGCAGCGTGGAGAAGTCCGCCAGCTTGCCGAATCCCTCGGTGCCGGGCTGCTGGATCAGGTTCCAGGCGACAGGGTACTGATAGCGCCTGGGTTCCGGCCGGTCCTCGCCCGGTCCGGGCTGGTCGACCCCCATCGGCAAAATCGGGGTCAGCGGCGCGAATCCGCCGGTGGCGAACGCCTCGGGAGAACGCGGCAGCGCGTTGCCGTAGCTGAGCGCGCCGCCCCAGGAGTTGTACGCGGCCATCGACGGCGAAACGCCGGACCCGATCTGCGGCGCTGCGGTCAGCGCGTTACGCGCGGCGCGAGCGGTGGCTTTGACTACGGCACGCGATGGCAATCGTTAGCTCCCATCGTCGTCGTCCGTTTCCAAGTCCTCGGGCCAGATGATTTCGTTGTCGGACCACACGTCGGGCGGGAAGAATTCGACCTCGGCCACCATCCCGTTGGGGTGGTAGACCAGCCGCCGCACGCGTGGGCAGGCTCTGGTGTGCAACCCGCCACAGTGCTGGCAGCCCTTGCCCTCGTCCAGCGCCTTGCGCATCGCCGCGCGGTCGGTGGCGTCGATCCGGTCGATGCGCTTTTGGGTGGGTTGCGCAGGCCGGACCGGGTGACTGGTAGCGCGGCCGGTGGTCACCACGCCGATCAGCGCGCCCTCGTCCACCACGCGGGCCGTGCCCCCTCCGGTCCAGGGCTTGATCAGGCCGCGTTTCCTAGCTCGGTAGATCCGGCTGGCCGCAGCCTTGATCGAGATGCAGAAGTATTTGGCCACCGAAAGCCTGGGCGGGGTGCCCAGCGCCACGGCCTCGTTGTAGACCTTGACCAGTTCGGCGGATGTCGAGTCGTCGTTCACAGTTGCAACCCACAGAACGGGCAGTTTTCGCGGTCTCCGGCGATGAATGATTTGCTGCACTCGGGGCACCGAGTCGTGCCGTAAGCAGACGACCAGGAACCGGATGACAGCCCGCGCAGTTCGGTGATCGCCCAGACGCACGCGTCCAGCCGGTCCGGGGAGCTGCTGTCCTCCGGCAGCCAGGAGGTCAGTTGGTCCTCCAGTTCGGCGAACACTCCCACGTGGTGCACCCGATGCTGCTCGTAGAGCGCGGCCACCGGCTGCGCCCGTACCGCTTTACCACGACTGGCGCGCACCGACCGGTACGGCACCTGGGGGTCGACGGTGCGCAGCAGGCTTTTCACGAAATCGCCACCGTTGTTGACCTCGGCCACGATGCAATCTGCGTTGTGCCGGTGGTAGACCTCGACGGCCTTGCGCATGCAAGCGTCCGGCGTGCCGCGCATGCTATAGTCCCCGAGCACGTAGCCGTGCCCGCCGCTGGCCTCGCCCGCCACCACGATTCCGGTTTCGTCGCTGGAGGCTTCAGAGGTGACCGCCGGGTCGATCGCCACCACCACGCGGGTCAGGTCCGGTACGCCGTCGTAGCCGACCCGGTCCTGCTCGATCTGGTCGCGCGACCAAATGGCCCCCTCGACGTCCTCGACCAATTCACCCTCGAGCTCTTGCCGCCCGATCCGGGTGCCCTCGTACCTGGCACGCAGCTCGGCCAGCGCCACCCTGGACAGGTTGGCCTTGTTCTCCCAGGTGGAGCCGCGCGTCAGGTGCACCGACCCGTCTTTACGGCTCAGCAGGTCTTTCAGCAGCTTGGTCGGCCGGGGGGTGGTGGTCACCACGACCCGAGGGTTCTGGCCTTTGCGCAGCGCCGGAATCAAGCCCTCGTACCAGGTCTGCGGATAGCGCCAGGTGGCCAGCTCGTCGCACCAGGCACCATATAGGTTTGCGCCCCGGATCCGCTCGGGCTGGTCGGCGCTGTAGCCGTAGATCACCGACCCGTTGTTCAGCCTCACCTGCAGCTCGTTGCGCCGGTACTGCTGCAGCTCGCCCGGCTGCATCGCCGCGAGAATCCCGGTGCTGCCTTCGATGCAATTCTTGCGGGTGTCCCGGAATGTCGGTGCGAACACCGCCCACTCGCTGCCCGGCTGCTCCAGCGCCTGCTCGACCAGCCAGTTAGACCCGAGCATCGACTTGCCCAGGCCGCGCCCGGCGCACACCAGCCAGATGGTGAACTGGTGGTCGATCTCGGTGCAGCCGCAACGGTAGCCGTTGCTGTCCGGCATGCGGTGCCGCTCGTGGTCCGGCGGGAGCTGCTTCGGTCGGGCGATCCGGTGCCAAACGCGCGGGTCCGGGTTGATCTGCCGTTCGATCAGATCAAGCGCTTTGGACAGCGCGGAGCCGCCGGACAATCTTGACCTTAGCGTCGTTCTGAGCCTGGGCTGACATGCCCAGTTCGGCGATCACCGCTGCCACCGTGCTGGCGATCAGGTCGGCTTGTCGCTCCTCGATCGCGACCAGCCGTTGGTCTATGTTCAGCCTGGCCATCGTGGCCAGGAACTTCTCGCAGCGGTCCAGCGCACGCTCGAACAGCGCGATCTCGGCACGGAGCTGCTCGCCGTG